AATGGACTCCTGAAGAAGCTAGAAGTATATTACCTAATTCTATTAAGACTGAATTAGTAATGACTATGAATTTAAGAGAATGGAGACATTTCTTTAAGATGAGATGTGATAAAGCTGCACATCCTCAAATGAGAGAAATAGCTTATATGATATTAGATACATTTAAGACAAATATACCTATTATATTTGATGATATAGAATAAAAAAATGAGGTGTAAATTATATGGCAACAATAAGATTATTTAGCCATACCGATTTAGATGGGTATGGCTGCAATATTGTAATGAAAGCGTTAGTAAGTCAATCAACAGTTATAGCAACTAATATGAATTATGAAGAAAATAATGAGATTGTCAAAAATTATATTTTAAGTGGAGAATATAAAAATTATAGATGCACTTTTATAACAGATATTTCTGTTAATGAAGAAGTAGCTGAATTAATAGACAAAACAAAAGATTTAAGATTAGTGTTGTTAGACCACCATCCAACAGCAGAATGGTTGAATAAGTATGATTGGGCAAATGTATGCGTTAATAATTGTTTTGAGAAAACAAGTGGGACAGAATTATTATTTAATTTTTTAGTTTCATCAGATGGTTGTGTTGAGGATTGGAATTATTTTAGGGAAATACATGATTTTGTAAAACAAGTTAAGAGATATGATACTTGGCTATGGAAAGAGAAGTATAATGATGATACACCTAAAAAGCTTAATGATTTATTTTATATATTGGGATATGATAAGTTTTATTCTTCTTTAAAAGAAAATAATTTTAATGTTAAATTCTTAATACATGATTACTCTTATTTATTAGAAAATCAACAAAAGAAGATTGATAAATACATAGAAAAGAAAAATAAAGAAATTATTGGTTGTCCTATAAGAGATTATAATGTTGGAGTTGTTTTTGCTAACCAATATCAAAGTGAATTAGGGAACAGATTATCAGAACTAAACCCACAATATGATTTAATTGCCATGATAGGGGAAAATACAGTTAGTTATAGAACTACTAAAGAAGATGTAGATTGTGGTGAATTTGCTAAATTATTTAATGGGGGAGGACACCTAAAAGCAGCAGGCAGTGAAATAAATGAAGAGCAAAAAAATAAAATTATAGATTTATTATTTGATAAAGGGCTTGAAGGGAATTAAAACTTCAAGCTCTGGTACTAACATATTTAATCATTTAGGAGGTGTAAAAATGGAAGTTAAAGAGTTAGCAGAAAGAATAAAAGAATTAAATATACAAAGTTGCACCTATTGTCCTTTCTATAAGAGAGATAATTGCAAATTACATGGGAACATCTGTATTGATAATAGCAGAAATATAAATAATGCTAAAGGCTTGTTACAGTTAGAACACTTCTTTAAAACAGGAGAAGTAAAAGAGATATTGGAGGAAGAAAATGATTAAATTCCAAAAGACTTGGTGTATCTGTAGAGTGTGCAATAACTGCAATGCAGAAGAAGAAATAAAGGAAATTGGAATAGCAGGTTTCAGTATTGCTTTATGTAAGAAATGTAGAAATGAGTTAAAGGAATTATTAGAAGGAGAAGAGAAAAATGATTAAGGGGAGTTTTACATATAAGAACAAAACTTATAAATACAAATTTTCTATACGAAAAGAAAGTCTTATGGAGTTTGGAGATTACTATGATGTAAAAATTAAATATAAACCCAAAGGAAAACTTTTAAATCATTCTATTTATATGATTAGTTTCCCTGAAGGATATAGTGATTGTTATGAATATTATAACGAGTTATATAAAAATGGAACTTTAAGTGCTGTGATAGAAAAAACAATTATAAATAATATAGAGCATAAAGAAATAGTAAAATTATTTAACTAAAAGGATGAAAATTAAATGATTATTAGCAGATTTATTGATAAAAATAAGCAAATAAATTATAAATTTTATTATACAGAAAAAGCATTAATATATAATTCTTATGACTATTCTTATGAAGGAATAATTAAGTATAAGGTTAAAGGAAAGATATTCTATAGAAGTATTCCTTTTAGCACCGAACAAGATAAAGATTATGACATTTATAAAGATAAGAATTTAAAGAAGAAGATAGAAAATAGAATAATAAGGAATTTAGAATTTAATGAGAAATTAAAGAAATATCATATAATAAGTGCCACATTAAAGCATAAAGGAATGGATACTGCAATTAGAATATATAGAGGTGAGGATAATAATGAAAAAATATAATATTATTGAAGTTTTGAATAGTGAAGTAGGAACTCAATTTAAAGATGAAATTGGAGTATTATGGGTAGTAATAACTAAACACAATTCTAAATATTTAGTCGCTAATGATGGTTATACTACTTTAAATTTAAATTCAACTGTACTAAATATGAAGTTTAAAAAGGTAATTAAAGTAGAGCATAAACCATCTATCCCACTTTTTTCTTTTAAAGATGTATTATTATTTGTTAAAGAGAATCCAAAAACAAAAGTTAAAGTAGAACATGAAAAATTGGATAATGTAATTAATGAACTTTTGATAGAAAAAGAAAAGAAGTTATTAGATAAACCAAGAACATTAGATTATTTAATATTTAAATTGGGGCAATGGTTTAGAGAACCAAGTGATTTAGCTGAGATATTTCTTAATGGTAAATGGTATGTGGAGGGATAAATGTATAAATATACTAAATATGAAATTTCTAAATTAGTAAAAGATAAATTAGGAAAAAATAATTTATCTAAATAAGAATTTTGCAAGATAAAATAGGAGGAATAGAGAATGAGTAAAATAATAGAGAAAGAATGGAAAGACGGAGATTTTAAATGTAAAGTTCTTTTTATGCCAATGGGGCATAGATGTGGTTATGTAGGAGTTCCAAAAGGACATCATATGTATGGTTTAAATTACGAAGAGTATATAGATGAAATAGATTGTCATGGAGGATTAACTTATAGTGGATTTTTGGGTGAAGCAAATAAAGAATATTGGTATTTTGGATTTGATTGTGCTCACTTTGGAGATGGAATAGATATAAAAGCATTAAGGAAATATGGATTTAAAAGAGAAGTCGATATTATAAAAAACAAGAACTTATATTAGGTTCATTGATAGAACTAGAAGAACCATTCAAGACTCAAGAATTTTGTGAAGAGCAATGCCATAGCATTGTGGAGCAGATAAAACAATTATAAATATTAAAATGGAGTTTTTAATTTTAAAATTGAGGGTGATAATTTTGATAATAGATAAAACAGAGCCATTTATAATTAATACATTTGATAATTATGAAAAGTTATACATAAAAGATATATATAATATGTATGAAACTGAACCTATAATATTTACCTGCATTAGTGAGAAATATTTATATATTTGTTTATGTTATGAATTTAGAGGAGTATCAAAGTACATTCTTAATAGGGTTACAGAGAGAGAAGTTAATAAACTATTAAATAAAGAAATAACTATATATGATATATTTGCTATTAATCATATGTTTAGAAAATGGAAAATTTTAGCTTCAAGACCTTATGAAGATGTGTTTGGAATTGGTAAATTAACTACTTTTGAAAAGATAAAAGATAAATTACCGCCAAAAGATGTGTATTTAAAATATTATTAAGGTAGGGAAGAGGAAACAATGAATAAAATATCAATGATTTGTTTAATAGTATGGATAATAGGTCTTATAATGTCATATTTCACTATTAGATATGGTTGGAATTATAAAAGAAAAGAATCTAGTATTATAAAATATTTAACTGGTGATGATTGTGCAATGATGATTTTTGTTCTATTATTGCCAGTTATTAATATAATAGTATGCTTTTTAGAATTATTCACTTATATACCTAATCATATAGATGATGTTACAATGGATAAATTATTCTTAAAGAAAAATAAAAAAGATAAAGTATCTTTAAAGAAAGAAGGTGACGACAATGAAGATGAATAGGACATTCTTTGAGAAACAAATTAAAAAATATCCAGATTATAAATTATATTCTATAGGTAAAAACAAATATCTGCATATAAAAAGCTTTAAATATTAGCTAAAATGTTTAATTAAAGTATTAAGAGGAATAGTGGCAATACCAATAGGGTTTATATGGGGAGAGTTAGAGTTTTTAGGTGAATGTATAACAGAGCTTCCTGAATGGTTTATAGAAATGTGTAAAGCCATATGTGATATTTTACCTATACAATATATAAAAGTTACTGATGAAAGTAATGTTATTAAAGCTAAGTTTAAAAATAAAGAGAAAGGGAATGATTGAAGATGTTAACAAGTAAACAATTAGAAGAAGTTAAAAAATTATCTCAGCCTTTAATAGATTATATTAGAAAAGAAACAGATTGGATGCCTAATATAAATATTAATAATGGTGAAATAAGTATAAAGGCAATGGATAAAAAAATGGAAGAAACATTATCTGAAGCTGGGTATAAAATTTCATTAGATAAATTAAAAGAGAAGGCTAATTTTGTTATAGCTCTATTAAATAAAACAATTAATGACGATTTATCTTATAAATGGGAAATAGTTAAATTATTCTTAACTAGAGATGAAATGATTAATATTATTCAACATAATTTAAATAGTTGTTATGGTTTTTATGACTGCCCTAGCAATTATGATGAATTAAAAGATAAGGTTAAAGAAAATAATTATTGCTCTACTAGTAGTAATTGTTTAGGTTGTTGGATGCAAATATTTGATATAGATGGAATTAAATTTAAAGGTGAATAATGAATATAGAAGAGAAATTAAGTAATATGTTTTCTAGTATGAGCAAGGAAGATTTACTTGATTTTTTAAAAGACTGTGATGTTGAAATTGAAAGTGTAGCTCCTGGAATGGGAGGAATTTATTTAGAGGGAGTAAAGTTAGATGAAAACCTCAACTATTCGATTTTACCGAATAGTTGAATTCAAAAATAAAAGAATAAATTTCTAATAGAATACTTATGACTAGAAAAGGAGATAGGAATTATGAATTTTAGTAGAAAAGTATTAGAAAAGTTATTAAAAGAACACCCAAAAGCAGAAATAAAAATTATGGCAAATAATGAAATAGTACCTGAATATTGGAACAAAGCTTGTGATTGTTCTATAGACATATGTACAGTTGAAGAATGGGCTGTATTAGGTGATGAATATTTGGATGAATCAGATTGTATAGATAAATTAGAAGAATTTATCTATAATGAACATCCCAAATTATTAGAAGAACAATTTAAAGCTTTAATAGACTTAGAGCTAAGCAAGTTAGAATTTAAAGAGTATATTTGCTTGTATGTATATTAAAAGTAGGAGGAAGATAAATATGATAAATATAAAAGTAAATAGTATTGGTATAAATGATATTGAAGTCAAGGTGGAAAATGACATATCAGGTGGACAGGCAATTGTAGAAGCAATAAATGTAATAATGGCGGCTACTGAAATTCTTTATAATGCTTATGATAAAAAATATTCTAAATCAGATATTTTAGAGAACACTACAAAATTATTAACTTTTAAGTGGCGTGAAGAAGAGATTGAAAAAGAAATAAGTAATAAATAAAGGAGTAAAAATATGTATAATGAAAATGGAAAAAAACTACTTACACTTATAAATAATACGGTCATAAATAATAGAAGTATATTAAATGAATTATTTAAAAAATATCCCAATGCAGATATACAGTTTAAGGTATTAGAAGATATAAGATGCCAATATAATGAGCCATCTTTATGTGAAATAGCTAGATATGAAGTAGAAAAATTAGCCTATGTTAATGATAATTATATGGATATACATGAAGTTAGAAGGTTTTTATATGGAGCATTAAAATTTACTGTTCATGGTCTTACAAGTGATGAATTAGAAACAATGATAGAAAAAGAAATAAGCAGATTAAAATTTAAAGAATATATTTGCATTTACATTCAAAAAAAGTGATAGGAGTAAATATTATGTTAATAGATAAAATTTTAATGATACAATATAAAAATAAATAAAGAAATGGAGATGATAAATATGAAAAAGGAAGATGATATATCTCTTGGGAGATTTATAAGTTTAATTCTTCGCCATAAGCCAGAAAAAATAGGAATAACTATAGAAAAACAAGGTGCATGGGCTAATGTTAGTGAACTTATAGAAGGAATAAATAAAGTAGAAAAAGTTATAGATATTAACACATTAGAAAGAATAGTAAAAGAAGATGATAAGCAAAGATATAGTTTTAATGAAGACCATACAAAAATAAGAGCGAATCAAGGACATTCAATAGAAGTTTGTATAGATTTTCAAGAAAAAGTTCCACCAAAAACTTTATATCATGGTACAGCAGAAAGGTTTTTAGAAAGTATTAAAAAGACTGGAATAAATAAAATGGATAGGTTATATGTACATTTATCTAAAGATGAAGAAACAGCTATAGCTGTTGGAAAAAGACATGGAAAACCTATTGTGTTAAAAATTGACACAGAAGAAATGATTAAAGATGGCTATAAATTTTATTTATCAGAAAATAATGTATGGCTTTGTAAAGATATTCCTTGGAAATATGTAAACTTTTAAAAATTAAAACTTTTTACTTTATTGTATTAAAAATAAAAATAAAATAAGAGTTTTAATTTTTTTATTGATAATTTATTAAAAGTATCTAGGGAATAAGCAAATTTCAGATTTAATAAAAAGGGGGGAAGATAAAGATGATTATTTTTAGAGAAATAAATGAGTTTAAATTTATTGCCATGACTTTGTGGGTACAGAATATTAAAGAAATAGACAATATAACTAAATTAAGAGTATTTAATTTACATGGTGCAAAAGGACTTAAAATGGTTGAATATTATTTAAATATATTTTGGAATGATAAAGAGCTACAAAGTTTACATAATGAATTAACAAACATTTGGAACAATATAAGTAAAATAGAAAAAGGTAAAAATAAGTTTATAAATATAGAGAATTTAGAGCGTTAATGAGGAAAAATAAAATACTTGACATGGTATTTAATACATTATATAATATTATGTGTGATAGGAAAGGAGAAGAAAATAGAATGACAAGAAATAAAAATCCATGCACTAAATAAAGAATGAATAATTATTTCAAAAAAGAGGAGAGGGTATAAAATGAATATAGAAATTAATACAAGAAAAGGTATGGAAAAAGTAATATTAAATAATAAAGCAGAATTAAAGAAATTTAGAGCAGAAATTAAAGATAAGAATATAACAGAAGTTAATCTTGTATATAGAGCAGGAAAATATATAATGACCATTATTAATATGGTGTTAACAAGAATCCAAATGATAGATGCTGGATTAATAAAAGGAACTAATGAAGAAAGAAAACAATATAACAAAATTATTTGTAATTCAGAAAGTAAGTATAACAATTTAGGTTATTGCTGGGATTATATTAAATAAACAATTAGTCTTAATATGAAAATAACATTAAAGATAGTTCAGAGAAACTATATGTTCATTTATATATAAATAATAATAGAAAGGAAATGATGTAAAATATGGCAACTGAAACAACACAAAAACCACAAACTTTTGGAACATTTGACATAGTAGGAAACGTTACAGTAGATGATAAAACTTTCCTTATGAGCGAAAGAGGAAAGAATAATCCAAACTGGGTTATGAATATCTTTAATCCTAAAATAGAGGGTAATAACGGACAATCTATGTTTGTAAGAATACAAAGTGGATATGATATTAAAAATGGAAAAACAATATATGCTAGGTCAATAGCAGATTCTAGTTTAGAAGTAGCTTTTGGTGATAGAACTAATCCAGAATTAATTAAAAGAGCTAATGAAAAAAGTTTTATTAAAGTTGGTTATAAAAAAGAATTAGTTAAAGATGATAAAGGTAAAGAATATATGGCATGGAAATATGAAAAATTTTTAGATTCTTATGATGCTATAGCTTTCTTACAAAAAATAATGCCATTAGCAAGTACCCAAAAGATACATATTAAAGGAACATTAAAATTTAATGAATATAATGGTAATATATCTAAGAATTTTGAGTTACAATCTATTTGGATTTTAACCAATAATGAAGAAGAAGATAAAAAAATGCCTTTAGAATTTAAATTCTTTCAAAATGTTTTATTAGAATCTAATTGTTTAGATGAAACAAAAGCAAATGAAGGAAAAGTAAAATTACATACAAAGCTATATATTAAAGAAAAAAAAGAATATAAAGTATTGCCTTTAGATATGATTATTCCTGTTAACGCAGAAAATAAAGAAGCAAAAATGGGAATATTCAAAAAGTTTTTTACGGTAGATGAAGGTAAAATTAGAAGAATAAAGCTGGAAGGTAGATTTAGAAGCGGAATGATTCAAGGCAATGTGACAAAAGATGATTTAAACGCAGAAGCTCTTGAAATGATAGCATCTGGTCTATATACAGAAGAAGAAGTTATGAAAACATATGTCAATAGAGAATTTATAGATGAATTAGAAATTATAAGACCTTCATCTAAAAAAGTTGATGAAAAAATATTATGGGATATGGATGATGACACTTATACACCTGATGATTTAGAAGGTAAGGAAACAGATATAATAGAAGAGGTTGAAGTTGAAGAAGAAGAGGTTAACGATTTATTAAATGAATTAGAAAATTTATAATAAATAATTAGTCATTAATTTAAGGAGGAATTAAGAATATGGGTTTATTAAGAAAGCCAAGAAAAAATGGTAGAAGACAAGGATTAAAAATATTAGCTTATGGTGTTGATGGTTCAGGAAAATCAATATTTGGATTAGGTTTTCCTAAATTGGCTGCAATAGATGCTGAATCCAAATTAGGTGTTTACGAAGGAACTGAAAGAGGAAAGAATCTGATTGCAGTGGCAGACACAAGTAATTATTATGATAGCTTACAAGTTATAAATGAAGTAATTGAAAGTGGCGAATGTGAATCATTAATGATAGATTCTGAAACTTATATATATGAAGGTATGCAAGTTGCTTGTATGGAAGTTGAGGAAGAAAGAGCAAAAAAGAAAAAAGGCAACATTGATGATTCAATAGTTTCTCAAAGAGGATATGGAAAAATTAAATTAAATGCAAGTAGATTAAAGCTGATTAAAGCTCAAGCAAGTGCCAAAGGAGTAACTATTATTTCAACAGCTCATAAAGAAGATATAATGCAAAAAGTAGGAGAAAATAACATAAAAGTAGGTGAGAAACCTTCTTTAAGAAAAAATTCTAACCATGATTTTGATGTTATATTAAGATTTTATAAAGAAAAAGATTTAGCAACTGGTGAATATAAATTCTTTGCAGAAGTTGAAAAAGACACAACAGAAACATTAAAATTAGGTTCAATCATTGAAAATCCATCATATGATTTATTTAAAGATTACATAGAAAATAATAATAAATTAGAAACTGTAGAAACAAATTATGATAAGACCATAGAAAGCAATATGGAAGCTATGGAAAATGAAGCAAAGGATTTTGATACTTTGGTTGAGGAATTTGAAACTTTATTTAAAAAGTTAAAAGAACAAGATAAAAATAACATAACAAAGGTAAAAGAGCTATTAACAAAACATAATGTTGATAGTTATAAAAAGCCTGAAAACTTTGATGGATTAAAAGAAGTAGTTGCTGAATTAAAGAAAATAGCATAATGATTATTTAAGGGCAATGTAGAAATATATTGTCCTTATTTTTAAAGTAGGTGAGTCAATGATTGGTATATAAATGTTGGCATTGTAAAAAAGAAATTTTAAAAGATGATGTTCAAATTGAAAAAGTAGGCAAATTAAATAGAAAATTTCATAAAAGTAATAATTGTTATAAAAAGTTTAATGATACAAGAAAACAAAGGGAATTAGAAAAAAGAGCCAAAGATAAGGAAAATGAATTATGGAATGATTTATACCAATATGTAAAGAAAGAAATATTGGGATATGGAGAATGTCAAAATTTAAGTCCATTTCAAGTTAGGATATTAAAACAGTTAAGAAATGGGGAATATGTTGTTAGAAATAAACAAATGGTTAATAGAGGCTATCCATATGAAGTAATATTATTTACTTTTAAATTTAAGAAAAAAGATATATTGGCAGCAATACATGGAAAAACATTTAATGATGAAAAACATAAATTTAATTATATTATGGTAATTGTAAACAATGCTATAAATGATGTTTATAAAAGATATTTAAGAACTTTAAAAGATACAAAAGATATAGAAATAAATGAAAATATAAATACAAAAATAGATGACAAGAAAGAAACATTTAAAAATAATATGGAAAGTAAAACAGATAATAAATTAGTTGATTTATTAAAAGATTTATTATAAGGAGATGATGAAATGGATGAAATAAAGAAAATAATTAAAGATAATACATTAAATATAGAAGGAGTAATTGTAGGAACTTTTTGGTCAAATCCACAATTATATTTTGATTATATTGATTTGACAATAGATAAATTCAAATCTCCTATATGGAAGTTCTATTTTGGCATAGGAAGAAAGTTAGCAGAAAAAGATATTAAATCATTTAATTCTGTAGATGTTGAGGTTTATTTAGATAATAATGAGAAATTAAAAAAAGCTTATGATGAATATGGTGGATTTGAAACTATTGAAGTAGTAAGCAATGTTATTGATGAAAAAAATATAGATGGTTATATAAAAGAACTTTTAAAATGGGATGCAATTTATAATGTTGTAGATAATTTTAATTTCAGAACAGATGATATAAATAAAATTAAAAATTTAAATATTGACGAATTATATAATTATTTTTCTACAATATTGAATAATGTTTTTATAAATACTAATGATGATGTTAACTCAAATAAGCTAAATGAAGGTTTAGATGAAATGATAGAAAATGCTAATAAAGGTTTAAATATGGGTATGCCTTATAATTCTCCTATACTAAGTAATGAAACAAAAGGTTTATGCTTAGGACAGTTATATTTAATTGGCGGGTTAAGTGGTGCAGGGAAAACTACACTCATGCAAGATGTTATGTTGGCATCTATTTGGGAAATGGGTGAACCTTGTGTAATAATGCTCAATGAACAAGACCATATTAAATGGAAACAACAATTTCTAACATATATAATTAATAATATTGTTTTAAAAGATGAATATAATAAACATTTTTATAGTAGTAGATGGTTAGAAGGTAATTTTACTGATGAAGAGTTTGAATGGATTAATACTGCTAAAGAAATATTATTAGAAAAAGAAAATAGTGGAATGATAATATTTATTGAGTTTAAAATGTATTCACAAAAAAGAGCAGAGAGAATTATTAAAAAATATAGTGGATTTGGAATAACAAAGTTTATACTAGATACATTTAAATTATCTTCTGATAGAGGAGATGAACAAACTTGGTTATCATTACAAGAAGATGCTAGAAAGTTTGATGATTTAATAAAACCTGCTAATCTAAATGTTACATTAATATTAACTTTACAATTACAAAAGGCAAGTAGGCTTTTGAGATATTTAACATCAGATAATATAGGATTAGGAAAGAATGTAATAGATGTTGCTTCCGTAAGTTTATTGATGAGAAGATTATGGAATGATGAATATGCAGGTGGTACACATGAGATAAAAGTTAAAAGACCTATTGAGGGAACAGATTGTAAAGAAGAAGTTATATTAGACCCAAATAAAAAATATATAATTATATTTATAGAAAAGAATAGAAATGGTATATCTCAAGAATATCAAATTGTAGCCGAACAGAATTTAGGATTATTAAAATATACAGAGGTTGGAATATGTGATATTCCTATGGATTAAATAGATGAAAACAAAGGATTTAAAAAAATATATATATGAAAACAATAAAATAATAGATATTCTTGAAGCATTAGGCATGAATAATATTAATGATAATAATAGTAAATATATAAGTTGTTCTCAACCAGATGGAGATAATCCTTCATCAACAATTATATATAAAGATGAATACCTGACTACTTTAGCATATACAAGAAATATTAAACCAAAAGATTATGTGGGACAGACTAATATATTCCATTTAATAATGTTCATATTAAAATGTGAATTTACTACAGCTATTACTTGGTGTTGTGAAATTTTAGGTTTAGATAATGTTAAAACGATAAGCAATAAGAGAAACAAGAATTATTTAGCTCTATTTAAGGGAATTAAAAGACCTAAACAATTAAAGGAACAAATATATTATTCAGCAGATATTTTAAATCAATATTCAGACATTCCACATATAGATTTAATTAGAAATGATGCTATTATATCTGAAAGAATATTAAAAAAATATAATATAAGATATGACTTT